CTCCGAAGAGGACGTGCGGGATTTCTCCTGACCCCCCCGCCTAGCAGGGCGGGGACTGTGAGATAGGGCGCAGGCGGCAGGGTCTTCTATCAATACCCTGGCACATGAGTGGCCTGACTAGGGAAAATCTTCAACCGGGGGTTCCGAACTTCTCATCTAGCCCATAGATGATCACGTGGGCTGGGATGGACGCTCCGTTCATCTGGAGTGGACTTATGGTGGTGGGCAGAGCCCACCCACCATCATGCCAAAACTGTGACTCGAAACTCAACTGGACATCAACTGGGATTCCAAGTAGGTCGTATAAAGCTCTCGCCTCATTAGTGGGTTTGTAGGGGGCCGCGGCGAGTGCGGCGGCACCCTCAAACAGGGTGTTAACACCCTGGTGGAGGTAGGAGCGAACAGAATAGAATTGACGGAAGGCCTCAACTATCTGGGACCGCATCTTGCGGTCTCTACGACTGAACGCCGTCGAATGGTAGACGGCCCGAGCAACAGCCCCGAGAATCGGGGAATTACTATCCAGGCAAAGGAGGGAACAGGACTTTGCGAACAAGTAAGCGCGCGGGTCTAAGTTAACTGGCTTGAGGTGAAATTTAGCCAGTGCGCGCAGTGGATCACCCAGACACTCTAGAGGTGAAAAGAGAGTGTATCGGCCGCAAAAATACGCAAGATCGGGGTTCGGACGCAGGATCACCTTCGTCGGAAAGCCAAAGCATGGAGTGTCTTCCAAGTACAGGGCGAGGACGTTAGCGTCCTCACGTGCACAATAGACGACAGTGTCGTCCCCCTCCACGAAGAAGGTGTGGGGAACTCCGCTTGCGCGGCAACACGTGCTGACCATGAACATGTTGCGCAAGGTCTGAAAGCAGGCCGTATCGTTACGGCCACTCTGCTGACTGGCGACACGGGTCGCAACGAAATCAAATATCTTGGCGCGGAAGTTTTGGTTGCCAATAACTTCGGCGCGAATTGTCTCGTCATCGAACAGGAGGTCAATCAGCAGGACGTCAAACCATGCAGTGTACATGTAGTGTACGTGTTTGTCCATGCGGGAGATATCTATCTCAATAGCGTATGAGCGGGATTTGGCCAG